GTCTGACTTGCCATTGACACTGGAGAGTTAATAATATGGGGAGCAAGTAGATTCACTTCAGAAGAAGTATATGATTCCTCGGCATAGGTAAATAAAAACTCTCGCACTTGTTTGCCATTCCTCTGAATGTACATTGTTGCACCATCTACACCTATTGGCTTGACAGCTTTCAATGCTCCAAATCTGGTTTGTCTCACGACACTTACATCTGCTGGTTTGATTGGTCGTTCAGGAATATGGAACTCACCACCAGAAGTAAATATTTGCAAGTGTCTACCTGAGACAATATGATAGATGGCATTAACCTGATCGGTATCAAGCGTGATGTCAATAGACTCATCATCACCGCCCACACCCCTATCGAAATTGAAGAACTCTCCGATTACACTACCCCATAATGTCTGCGGTCTAGCTGTTCCATTACCGAACCATAATCTTGATTCATGGAAAGTCACCGCATTTGGATAGCCATGAGTAGCACTCCAGACAGGTTCTTCCAGACTACAGTCAACACCATCCAAAGTATTATTGTTGACAAATTCCTTTAATAGATTTCCAGTAAGTGTAGTTGAAGTTTGTGATTCAATTCTAATGACTCCACCATTGCCCTCGAACATACCACCAACATGATCAGATGTTATTTTTCCCGAGGCACTACAAGTAACAGTAACTGAAGAGCCAATCGAATCCCAATCACTACCTATAGCAAATGTATTACTGTCGTAGTTCTGGTCAAAGTCGTAAGTAGGGTAATACGAGAATGTTATAGTTGATAGTGTCCAAGCTGTATGTGAGCCAGAGCGAACTATCTTTCTGGGAGCGTGATCGTTGTGACAGATAATCAGTGTATCAGCACTCTGGGTAAAACTCATCTCCTTGATTTCTGTAGCGTTCCAAGGAGTTGTAATGTAGTCATTGCCAGAACTATTTAAATTGGTCTGTTGAACTCCATCTTTATAGACATACATCTTTACATTAGCAAAAACCAATAGATAGGTTTGGGTGACGTTGAACTCAAAAGTCACTAGACGAACATCGGTGTCGGTTAAAGTATCGATGTATTTCATTCCACCTCTTCTTTTAACGCCACCCTGACCTAAACAGACTACATTGGTTAAAGTCTGTGCGCCCTTGTAGTAGCCATCATAGTCATGACGAGCTGCTAATCTAGGGTCTAACTCCCCTGCGGTAAACTGTGTTTGTGATACTGATGGTCTAGCCATTAAGCCCTGCCACTAATAAGTGGAGACTCTTCGTTTGGTACAATAGAAGGTGTTGCTGAAGAATCAATCTGTTTAGCTTTGGTCAACATCTTCTCGGCTAGGGCTGCATAATATTCTCCTTTGGTTGCACTCTCCGTTATAGGTATGGAGAACACTGAAGCCAACTTATATTCAAGGACCTCTGCAAAGTAGGCAGGCAGTAAGGACTCATCAGGTTTGTATGTGTAATCCAGAATGATTGATGTTTGGTTTGAATACAACTTAGAACCATAAATCTGATAGTTCATGATGTCCGAGTCCACATGCTGTGCTACCAGAAAATCAGCAGGTAGCTGAAAAGCATAATCCCATTGGTTTACTGGGGTTGCTGTCAATCTTGACAAGGTTGCTTTAGATGATGCAAACCTCCAAGGATGGACAGTAAGTAGAGCCTCAAATGTTGGCTCATACAAATTAGCAGCCACTAGAGCTGCTGTAGAATCATCTGTAAATGATGATATGGTTTCTTCACCAATCAAGAGCAAGGCATTGGATGCCAAGTCGATTGATGTGTAATTCTGTACTGATGACATAGGTAAGGGAAAAGCCCCCGAAGGGGCTTAACTTTTTACTTAGTCAGCATCTGCAACTGAGATTGCTGTACCATCAGATACATCAACCACACTACTTGCATTAGACAGAACAATCACCAACGAACCTGTTGGAGTTGCAGTGTCATAAGCATAGATCAAATCGCCAACATTTAACTCATTAGTAGCACTATTAAAGTAGCCACTTGTGTTAAGCGTTGCGATAGCATCAGCAGACTTATAAGTCCAAATCTTTGGCGCATCAGCTGCTCCAGATGAGGACAGGTTTAGATTTGCTCTAGCAAAAGCCATGTTAGTCTCCTATATTATTCAGTGATTTCTACTTTAACAACACCAGCAGTGTCAATAGTGACAGCTCCAGCCTTGTACTTACCTAGAGATAACCAAGAAGTTTTCTCAGGAATGTAGTTCACTTCAGTTGAAATATCAAGACCGATAGCAGCACCAACTGCTGACTTATGGAAAGCATAGCAATCACGAGTTGTGCTTGTTTTTGACAGACCACCTTCAGCACGAGTTTCAAGCATGATGACATTAAAACCCATAAAGCTATTGATTTCACCAGCTACCAACGCTCTAACAATGTTGTAGTCTGCGGAAGTGATAGTTGAATCACTTAACAGGTCGGTAATACCTTCTGCTGAACTTAACAGGATGCGATCACCTGATGGCACTCCATTATCATTCAGCTCCTCAGCTGCGCTAATCAGTTTTGCTAAAGTCAAACCAGTAGAACCATGAGAGATAGTTGAACCAGCTGATAGAGCATCAATAACTAATTGATCTGCTCTGCGACCCATCGCACCAGCGATAGTCTCTGCAAGTTCTCTACGCTCATCAAAATTCACCTCAGCAGCATCGAATATATCAGTATATTCACCAGCAACCCAATTTTCCAGTGTAACTGCAACCTTGGCATGTGAGATGTCCATTGGTGTAACATCAGTTTGAGATGCTTTCTGGTTAGCAAGACCTTTCCCCATAGTACGGAAGTTGTAAGTATCACCTACAACACCAGTTCTTAATCGAACTGCACCACGGAGTTTGCCTGCTGTCTGGAAAGCATGTTTTACTTCCGCATCGAATTGAGCTGATGCAGCAGAACTTAGATTAATAGACATTTGTCTTTTCTCCTAAATTAATAAAAAATTTTCAATCAATTCAGGTTTCCGTATTCGGGCTGAATCTAGCAATTTTTACAAGCTGCTTGACTTATGAATACGGGTCTTTAAGACAAGAGTGTCCGTGTAATATATTTTACCACAAGATACCATTTTAATTTGTATCAATTATTTGTATTACTTATAGATATTAGTTCCTAACTTCGGCAGTGGGATGTGCTCCAAAGAACTCCTTAAACTTATTATCAACTTCCTTTCTAAAAGAAGGTGAAGTGCTGTATCTTTCATCTGCCACCATCTCGTAGAGTTTCTCTTGGGTCATTGAGCTGACTGATTTAGCATTGTCGGAGGTTGATATTTGAAAATCTCTCATCATCCCTCTCATTTTTTCAAGGACTCCAAAACCAGAAGCTGTAGTTGCTAATCCTTCTAACACTCCAAACTCGTCAGGGTTGAATACTGTTTTAGCCCATACAGTAAAATCGTTGATCCTTCTGCTGGCATCCTTACCCATTCTCTTCATCTCATCCTCGATTGAGGGTTGGGCTTCCAATATACCATTCACATATATACTCATAAGTTTGGTATGAGCCTCCTGAGACAGTCCAGCCTCTTTCGCCCAATCATTGAAATTGACCAACATAGGGTCTTCACTGTCCAACTCAACATCCACTCCTTCAGGTAGTTCTACCTCATAACCATCTTTAGGTGCGCCAGTAAATGCTCCTAGTTTAGATTCAAGTCCAGCATAGGCTTTGGCTTGTTCTGCAACAGATTTGTATTTATCCGCTTTAAACCATTCAGGTACATCTCCCTCGCCTTTCACTTCCTCATTCAAGAACCATCCCTCTGTGGGCGTTTCTGTTGTCTCTGTAGCCTCTTCTGTAGTAGTTTCGGCTACCTCTTCATTAAGTAAAGTCTCTTCACTCATTATCGTCTCCAGTTATGTAATCGCCATGCTCTTGTCGCTTGATGGCATTGAAAATAGTTCGTATCACACTATTCTGTCCTTCCCTATAATATCCTTGAGCATCTCCCTCACTAGGAATACAAACAGGTGCTTTGATGTAACGATCCTCCCAATGCTTTAGAATCTGTTTTCCATCCATAGTCCTAAACATACGGGCTATCATTGCATCAAAGTCTTTTTGTTTATCCACCCATCTGCTCCATTGCTTGTTGGGCTAACTCAGGGTTCTGAGCTGCTGCTTCAGCTGCCTGTGCCATTTGAGCCTCTTCTTGCATCTGCTGCTTTATAGCATCCCTTTCTTCTTTATCTCTGACCAGCTCAGGGTCAATCCCAAGTAGTTTAGCGATATGCTCTGGGAAAGCCTCAAGATCAAGACCAACTCTCACAGCATCTTCACCGACCATCATCGCAAACTGTATGAACTGTGCCAACTTGTTGACCTCATCCATATCCTGTTGCTGTGCTAGTGGTGAGATAACCTTAATCTCTACCTCTTGATTGCCGACCTTGATCGGAGCAACCTTCTGGTTTCGAGTAAGAATATCAATAGACCTTTTCACAAGTTTGTTAATGAACTCAATCTGCAACCTTCCGAATGAAGAACCAATATCACTCATCAACTCCTGTTGTCTGATTGAAATCTCGGTAGCACTCTTAGTTGGTCCATTGATAGGACCTAACTGATCATGGAACAAAGCCTTCTTGATGTTGTCTCTTAAATCTTCAAGGATTAATTCACTGACATTGAAGTTACCACCAGATTGTAAAGGCGATAAAGAACCCTCAGCTGCAACAGGAATCACAGCACCAGACTTAATTGATACAGTCCAAGGATTGAGAACACCATCATCGACAGCCTTATAGACACCGACAATCTCTTTCTCAGCGTTCTTGAGTACGAACTTCACCACTTGGTTAGCAGTCTTGATGTCTGGCAGTGCGGTCATGATAGGACCACGACCATATCTCTCCCCTGCTACCTTAGCCCATCTGAATACTATCCAAGGTGAAACATCAAAGTAATCTTCAAAGATGACATGCTTAGTTGCCTCCTCGATAATCACATACTCATAAACCTTCTTCTCTGGATTGTAGATCGTAGCCTCAATGATTGATACCAACTCATCAGGCTTTTCTTTCATCATCTCTTGAACGCTTGGAGAACACTTGCCCTTCTTCCAGACTTGCTTGATGTTTCTTGCTGGATGCTCATGCAGTCTAAAGACAGTTTCAATCGTTCCATGAGGACCATCTTCAACAAGCACCTCTTTAAGTGGCACAGCAGTGAACTTCAAAAGATCATCTCCCTCACCTTCATCAAGTAGCAATGCTCCAGTGCCAACAGCCAAATCCAAGAAAGACTCATGGACCTCGGTAGCCAGATTGGATTGATTGATATAACTGAACAGTGTATCAGTCACCTCTTCCAGCTGCTTGTCAATCTTATTGGCAAACTGTTTCGGTATTGCTGTACCTGCTGAGAGCTTCGCCCACTTCTTAAATGGAGGAACTAATGTCGATTGCAGCCTTGAGGCAAACCTCTGGGTAGCAATCAGTGCTGTCGAATCATATATCTTGGAGTTCTTCTTAGCTCCTTCAATGTGCTGATCGAATACTTCCCTTTGAGGTAAGGCGTACTCGTAACACTCTTTCCAGTGCTGTTCCCAAGATGCTCGATGTCGTTTAGCTGTCTCATAACGCTTAATGAGTGCAGCAACAGCATCTGTACTTTTCTTATATGTTGGCATAATATTATCCTAGTGTGTCTGATACTCCCTGTTCACCTGTCTTAGCAAACATCAGTAATGAACGCCCTCTTTTTCTGCGCTTTCCTTTTGTCTGTTCTTTACGAGAAGCATATTGTTCTGATCTCAGCTCCCTATCTCTGTTGGCATCGGCAGTTACTTCAGCTTCAGACTTTACAGGTACTACTGGTTTGGGTGCTGGTGCTGGTGCTGGTGCTCTTTTTCTAAATGATAATAAGAATTTATCTTCCAGCCACTCCCTGTTATAGAGTGTGATTAACTTATACATGATTTCTCCTTTCTATGTAGTTATATAATTGCTTGGGTGTTACTATCCAAGCCTTCCTTATTCCTAGCAAATGTTTGATCACTGTCACGCAAGTCATCCAGCCCCTAAAAATATATTTGTTATGCTCTATTCTTTTCATCTGGGTTACTAAATAACCAGCATCTTCCATAATCTGTGGAACATCATCATCCTCACCATAAGGCATGATCTCCACATCTAAAGCACAACCTAAACTTTCTATCACTATCCAATTAAATCCATCCCATTTAAAGGCAAAGCAATGTCTGAACTTCTTTGTAGTGAACACATCCCAGAAATGCAGACCTTCTCTATCGCTGAATCCAATGTAATAATTCTCCTCATTCATGCAACCAGCCAATCAATNTTCGCTTGTGGCTGTCCTACTCTTTGTTGTTTACTTCTATCTCTGAAAGCTATAGAGAAATACCTAAAGGCATCAGCATAGTGTGATGACCAATCATGAAGAGGATGTGGTTTATACACTCCCTTCTTTTCGTCAAACTCTTTTCTATATCGTCTGAGTGCCTGAAGTCCTGTCTTACAGTTCTTCTTATTGAAATAGCATTTAGGAAGTATCGCTCTTACAGCATGGATGCCATCTTCGATACTCAGTTTAGGTACAACCCTGAAGTTTATCCCTAGCTTTCTTGCTGTCTCCAATCTTGACTTACCACTACCAAGCTCCCTGACTTGTATATCATGAGGTGCATAGTGTTGACCCAAGACAGCCTGATGCTTGGTTCTCCAGTCATGAAGCCAATTAATATAAAACTGTAACCCCTCTCCTTGGTTCTCATAACAGTCTACAACTCTGATCTCTCTACCAACCTGCTGCACTAGCCATAGGCACATACTGTCCGATATTCCTAAATCCCAGTAAGTATCAACAGGAATGTTAGGCTCTACAGCAAAGTCCATAATCTGGTCATTCTGAATGAACTTGGCAAAGTATGCTCCATCTCTATTGGATAACACCTCGCCCTCCCAGACATGATTGTATAGGTCGATGTTCTTATCTTTAAGTAGTAGCCTTTCCTTCTCAAGCTCAGGTGGAAAAAACGGGTTATTGTTATAGTTTACTTTGCAAGAATATATATGTGATTCAGGTGGTGGATTCTCTACAAAGCGTTGATATGTATCATCCATCTCATCATTAGGATTAAAGCTAACCCATATCTCTGAGTCTTTCTTCCTTACAGTAGGGATAAGAGTCTCCCAAGATGAATAGGTTACTGATTCAGCTTCCTCAACCCAAGCAATATCAATGCCCTCCATAGACTTAATCTTAGTAATGTTGGACCTCATACCCTCGAATATAAAGCGTGATCCATTTGTTCCTACTATCTGAGTCTTCTGGACATCAAAGTAGTTATCAAGACCCATTCTCCCTATCGTATCATTCAGAAGTTGTAGCACTGAATCTGATATTGAGCGTTGTATTTCTCTGGCACAAAGTATTCTCGTTGGCTTTTGCCATGCTTTAAGAATAAGAAGCTGTGCTATAGACCAAGACTTGCCTGACCCTCTACCTCCAAAAACCACTTTCAACCTTTTTGGCTCAAGAAATGGAGTGAATTGTTCTGTTAGTTTTATATCAATGTTCAACTCTAACTTCCTCTTCATCTGTAATGCTTTCCACTATAGAATCAACCACAGTGATCACCACATTATTGTCTTGCTGCCCTGTACTTGTTAGGTTCACATCCTTTATATCTGCATAACCTCTATCTTTCAGGACCAT